AGCTAAATGCAATGCAGCAAAAACATTAGTCTCCACAGATCTAGATACGGATTGGTTAACCATAGGTGATTCTCATACAGCAGCATTTGCTCCTGAGGGCAGTATGGTTGTAAAGACTAATGGTCTTACTCTTAACGGTATGATTAAAAGCAATTTCCAATACGTACATGACCATATGGCTAAGTGCAATAACCTACAAGGTATTACATTAGTCTTTGGCAATATAGATTTAAGACATCACATATGTAGATTAGGTGTTGACTATAGAGATATGTGGATAGAGTTAAAAAGATTCGGTGATAGCCTGCCAATACCAGTTGAGTATGCAGTGCCATGGCCTATAGAGTTCGAAGATAGAAAATTGCCAAAGACTGGTTACTATAAGAAGCAACCGTTTTGGGGGTCATATGACGAGAGAAGTCAAGCACTAGCAGGAATTCTTGAAACAATGGATATGATTAGTATGAATAAGATTATGTATCCTACTGACTGGTTAATGATGAATCCTGAGACTTATGCAAAAGAAAAGATGGAGAACATGTCAAGTGTACACATATCTCCACAATGTTATAGAAGAAAAGATTTCGGACAGGGGTATGTACTTCCCATCTAAATGTGATATAATAGATACATCAATTCAATAAAGGAGTAATACTTGGGTATAATGGATAAGCTTCAGAAGAATAGTAGAATTAAAGAGACAGCAGTTCTCTCTAAGTCTAAATTGTTTTCTGACAAAGATATGGTAACCACACCGGTACCAATGATTAACGTTGCACTATCTGGTGACCCAGACGGAGGTCTGACCTCAGGACTAACAGTATTAGCAGGACCATCGAAGCATTTCAAGACTTCGTTTGGTTTGTTAATGGCAGCAGCATACTTGGATAAGTATGAAGATGCTGTATTGTTATTCTATGATTCAGAGTTTGGTAGCCCGCAACAATACTTTAAGTCGTTCGGTATTGATACTGCACGAGTTCTACATAGTCCCATTACTAATGTGGAAGAGTTAAAGTTTGATCTAATTAATCAATTAGAGAACATTGAACGTAAAGATAAAGTCATTATTATGATTGACTCTATTGGTAACCTTGCATCTATTAAAGAATTAACTGATGCTATGAATGAAAAGTCTGTGGCAGATATGTCAAGAGCAAAAGCCCTTAAAGGTTTATTCAGAATGACCACTCCGTATTTAACTATGAGAGACATTCCATTGATTGCTGTTAACCATACCTACCAAGAGATTGGTCTATTCCCTAAAGCTATTGTGTCTGGTGGCACAGGTATCTATTACTCAAGTGATAATATCTGGATCATAGGTCGTCAGCAGGAGAAGAAAGGTACTGAGATCATGGGTTATAACTTTGTGATCAATGTAGAGAAGTCACGGTTTGTACGTGAGAAGTCTAAGATCCCTATCTCTGTTACATGGGAAGGTGGTATTGAAACATATTCTGGCTTGTTAGATGTAGCAATAGAAGGTGGATATGTTGTGAAGCCTACAATCGGTTGGTACTCTAAAGTTGATAGAAAGACTGGTGAGATCGAAGAAGCTAAAGTTCGTGCAAAGGAAACACTTAAGGAATCATTTTGGAAACCTATCTTTAAAGATACAGACTTCAAAGAATATCTTATAAGTAAGTATGAAGTCGGTCATGCCGATATGATTAAGACACACATCGAGGAAGATGTTTAATGCAGATTGAAACATTAATCTTACGCAACCTAATGCTTAATGAGGATTACACTAGAACTGTAATTCCTCATTTAAAGCTTATATACTTTGAAGAACCTTATCGTGCAGTATTCTCTGAGATAGTTGACTTCGTTAATAAATATAATAAGTTACCTAGTGCTGATGCACTGAGTATAGAATTAAAAAATAATCCTAAGGTAACATCTGATTCATTAGCTCTTGTACCTGAGATTAGTGTTATGGATAAAGAACAGACTCTGCCATGGCTTATTGAAAATACAGAGAAGTGGTGTCAAGACAGAGCAATCTATTTGGCTATCATGGACTCTATAAATATAATTGAAGGTAAGCATGATACTCTAGGTAAGAATTCTTTACCTGAAGTATTAAGTGAAGCCCTCGGTGTTAACTTTGATATTAAAGTAGGTCACGATTATGTAGATGATTCTGATTCTAGGTTTGAATTTTATCATAGAGATGAAGAGCATTTACCATTTGACTTAGAGATGTTTAATAAGATCACTAAGGGTGGTTTAGTTAATAAGAGTTTAAATGTTGCCTTAGCAGGTACAGGTGTAGGTAAATCTCTATTCATGTGTCATGTTGCAGCAGGTGCTCTAACTCAGATGAAAAATGTCCTATATATAACTATGGAGATGGCAGAAGAAAGAATTGCTGAACGTATTGATGCAAATCTAATGAATGTGCCTATTGACCAGTTAGAGAATTTAAGTAAGGATATGTTTGATAAGAAGATGCATAAGCTAACTGATAAAGGTGTAGGTAAACTGATTGTAAAAGAATATCCTACAGGTGCAGCAAATGCAAATAACTTTAGATCATTACTAAAAGAATTACAGATCAAGAGAGACTTTAAACCTGATTTGATTTGTATAGACTATCTAAACATCTGTGCAAGTGCACGTATGAAAGCTATGGGTGGTTCTATTAATTCATACACATATGTGAAAGCAATCGCTGAAGAGCTACGTGGTATAGCGGTAGAGTTTAATCTACCAGTTCTAACTGCAACACAAACCACAAGAGGTGGATTTGGTAACTCTGATGTAGGCTTAGAAGATACAAGTGAATCATTTGGTCTACCAGCTACGGCTGATCTAATGTTTGCACTTATATCTACAGAAGAGTTAGATAACCTTAACCAGATAATGGTCAAGCAGTTAAAGAATAGATATAATGATCCAACAGGAGCAAACAAGAAGTTTGTATTAGGAATTGACAGGGCTAAGATGAGACTGTATGATGTAGAGGATACGGCCCAAACTCTTAATGTTAGAGACGAGCCGGTTAAAATTTCACCAAGGTACGACACAGTAGGAGAGGGATTTAGTTATGAGTAATTTAAAACCATATATTTCTAGAATGTTGAATAAGGAACATCTAATGCAGATGACTAAAGTTCAATTAGAAAAGGCGGCACGTAAAGAAGGGGTAGAGTTAGATCGACGCGAGAAGAAAGAATCTCTTGTTGAAGAAATTTTATCGTTGTGAGAGCCAAAATACATGGCAAGAAGTGGGGAGATAGATATCTCGGTTTAGCTAGAGAAGTATCCACATGGTCTAAAGATCCAAGCACTAAAGTTGGTGCTGTGGTTATTGGTAATAACGGTGAAGTATTAACTCAAGGATTTAACGGTTTCCCACGAGGTATTAGTGATAATAGTGCTCGATTAAAAGATAGAGAAAGAAAGTACAAATTAGTTGTACATGCAGAGATGAATTCTATATATAATGCTGGTCTTAATGGAGTTTCTTTAAAAGATTCTACATTATACGTATATGGTTTGCCTGTTTGTAATGAATGTGCTAAAGGTATTATTCAAGTTGGAATCAAAACAGTTGTTGCTATGAGACCAAAGGATTATAATAAGGATTGGGATGAATCAATAAAGGATGCTGAAGCTTTGTTTAAAGAAGCTGAAGTGATGTATATCGTAAAAGAGGAGAAATAATGGGAAAGCAAATGATACCTACAGCTAAGAAAAGAGTGAAAGGTCAACCAAGGTTTGTCAAGGATATGAGTCATAGTACTCATACAGCAAAAAGACATCCTACATCAAAAAGGGTAAAACAAAATGTTTAAAGCGTTATTTAACGAAGGCTATTCTAAAAAGTTTATGGATAGGATTGAATTCCGCCGTAAGGAATATTATGAAAAGCGTAGGATACAAACTATCCGTGCTAATGCTATGAAGATGGCACATAACTGGAGTCATGAGTATCCAACCGGTACTCCATTAGAATATATCAGAGATGATATCATTGAGTGTTGGGAGAGAACTGCAGGAGTAGGTATCTATGCTGGTTTAGATAAGAAACAAAACATACCAACTCCAGGTGGACTTGGAGATTCATATGCTATCGAACCAACTGGTGTTACTGCAACAAAGAAGTATGTTCATAATTGGAGAAATCCACCTGATGAAGAGCTTAAAGAAACACTTGCCGCAACATATAAAGTTGAGGGAGAACATGAAAAATAGTATGTACAAACCGCTAAAACTATGTTATAATATACCTTTGAATGGAGA